TACAATAATGTGTATGAATCTGAGTCTGGTCACGCATTAGAGTTTGATGATATAGATGAACTCGTTCTGCACCTTTTGTATCATCAAACTCTAATGCGTGACCAGACTCAGATTCATACACATTATTGTATGGGTACTTTGCGGCATAGTAAGGCTCTGGCTCTACTTTACTTGCTCTTTTACTTTTCTTTGCTGCTACAATCTCAGATGGATAATCAGCATCATTTCTTGCAAGTCGTGACGTTGTTGGCTCGTCTAACTTACGCGGATAATTTGTCGCTGACTCATAAGGTTTTACTGGCGCAGAAGAAAGTTCAGCAGACGTTCTTGCATCATTGAAACCTTTTTGATAATTACCAGCGATGAGTGGTATACTAGGCAATGCACCTAATATTATAGGCGACTGAGCATTCTCTCCATCAGCAAAAAAACCGAACACCATATCACCTTCACGTGGTGGATACGGATTTGTATTATTTGTTGGCAAAACAGATTGTGCCCAAGGCAAAGAATCTGTTGGCAACAAAGCCTTATTATCTGTGTGCCATCCAACACAACGAACACGACAACGACCTAATTTGAGTGGATCATTAATTTTTTCAACAATGCCTATCCACCAAATGAATCCACCTTTACCAGCAAAATCTTTATTCTCAGTAACTTCCATAAGTTTCTATTACCTTGTTTTGTTCTGGTACACTTTGTGGTATAAAGTCTGTTTCGTTTGATGTTGTGGCTAATTCTAAAATAGTTTCATGTATTTCGTGTTTGATAATATGTCTTGAAGCAATAATTAAATATTTACCACTCAATGACCGATCTTCATTTTCCGAACCTGATTCTTTCTTGGAAAAATCTGGCACACGAACATTCAAGTTGAATCCCGATGTCAATTGAAAGTTACCTGGCATTACAAGTTTAATTCTTTTATTCATAAGATTGGCAAAAATTGCTTTTCTTGCGAACACAAAATCTTCTGTTGTTTCAACTTTTGATATAGACGTAGGATCGTATTTTTTGATATAGTTGCTATTTTTTATGTTCGCACCAAAAATACTAACAACTTTTCTTGAGTCATACGCTTCTGTTGCATTTTCACCACCACGATTTTTTGATTGTGAAAAATTCGCAGTGTCATTACCGTGGTCCATTGCATTATAATGATCTTCAAAACCAATTCGTTTATTTTGTATCGTTCTGGTAATTGGATCAAAGCCGATGAAAGTACCGGCAGCAACACCTTCTCTGGTCGTTTTTAGTTTATCTGATTGATTGACAACTTCAAAATGTCTTGGACTAAGTAAATCTTGCGCTGCATTTGTTTCTTCAAGATTTTTTGTAGGAAACTTTATCTTAAACAAATAATCAGAAGACAATAAGTATGACAAAGAAACATAATTATATCCTAAATTGTTTTCAAAAAATACATAATTAGGTGAACGCTTTTGATCAATTGAACGTTTGGCACACCACTCAATTGCCTCTATAGGCTTCAAATTTGGTATAACAATATCACGAATGCCAGTGGTTGACTGAAACACGCCATTTAACTTTTGTTCTGGCACTTTTAAGTAATTGACTAATATTTTTCTAGCGGCATCACTATATGTTAATTTGTACGATTGAGTAATTTTTTGTTGTTCAGAAAAAATGAATTCATCAGATACAAACTCTAAAGTATATGTTTCTGCATTTTGTTGCAACACTGCCCGATTAGTTTGACGATAAATTCTGAAAGCTTTCTTTAGACGAAAAGAACTGGAATCGGTGTCTTTACCTATACTAACTAAAAGAACTTCTGAACCATCAAACAAAAGTTTTGCTGACAATCCAATTGAGTCTGCGATAATAACTGCGCCAGTCATGACAGGTGACAACAAAGAATCAAAAATATTTAATTCTTGAAATATTTTTGATATGTCTAATTTACCTGCTTTAGTCACAATGGCAAGTTCATTAATGCTAAATTTAGATGGTGTTTCTGGTAAATTGACTGACATTATTCTTTAGAATTTATAACTCGTTTAAATTCATCTATTAGTCCTGACTGACTTGCATATTCAGAACGTAATAATTTGATTTTTCTTTTTGACTCATTCAAATTGACTTCATAGTCATAGTATGTTTCTGTTTCTTTTGTAATTGTTTGTGTTATAGAAGTTCCGCTATTCAAAACATATGTTGACGTTGAAGTGACAACATTTGCATATGTGTTAGCATCTAATTCTATTTTTTCTTTGATAGTATCTTTCAATGGATTGTTTGTAACTCTCGTAACAATTTTATAATATGACTTAGTTTGATTTTGTGCCCACGCTAGACCAGTTTGTATGGTAACGTTCGCAGCACCATTTGCCGAATATTTGTCATTTATGTACTTTATAATTGTTCTTTGATCTAAAGGCCAGTCGTATTGTGGATCAATAATGTCATTGAACATTAGCACAATCCAGTGTTTTTCTGGTGAACCATAATACTTGTTTGCAATCATTTCTGGTGTATCACCATCTTGAATGTCATATGGGTAGAATATACTAGAGTTTTCTTTTAACTCAGTTTCAAAACCAAAACGAGCAATAACATTTGTTACAACATCAGCAGCATTCTTCTCATCTGATAGAGAATATAAAGTTTGTGGAAAATAATTGAAATACTTTGCCATATATTATCTTTTGAATTGAAAACTCTCTGCGGCATTAATTGCCCTATCACCCAAAGGCACCGTAGATTTGTATCCACCATCTTTACGAACCATATTTGCTTTAGTAAGAATAACTGTCTCTTGAAAGTCTAATGTCAATTGAATACCTGTTGGCATACCAGTTCGACCTAAACGAGGATCATTTTCACCAAACATTTCATATGCAGACCATCCATTTGGCGCATAGTTTACTGAGATGTTTGTCAACACACAACGACCAATTGCAGGTAAGTTAGGGTTTGGTCTACCACCATAGTAAAAACCCAATTCAAATTCTGAGGGTGGAATTAAAAGTAAACCACCAGAACCACCGTCTAGTTCAGGTGCTTGATGAAATCTCAAACGCTCTAAAATATTTTGAACTTCTAATGCTTCTCTTTCATCACGTGGATAAAACATAAATTCAAAAGAAAAGCTTCTAAAACTTGGTTGTTGATAGAGTAATTCAAGCATAGGATTGTTGACACCACCTAGTGTCAGAAACGCAGCCGCTTTGGCTGAACTTTCACCAAGACCTATACCTTTGACACCTCTACCTAATGCTTCAAATGCTTTTTGTGCAGCAGCAGTAGCAGCAGGACCCTTTAAGCCACTTTTAGCAGCATCACCAACACCAGCACCTTTCTCCATATCTTCTAGGACTGATTTACCAACGGCTGCGGCTTTACCACCGAATTCATTACCTAAACTTAAATTTTCGTAGTTTTGTGCGAACGTATATTGTATAGTATCAGGCATGTAAAGGACAATCGTGTCGTTTGTTAAAGTTGTAGTTTTAATCAATGAACTATTTTCAATATTTTTAACATCAGAAATGTAAGCATTTTGATCAATGTTTACGGCTGCTTGCTGTTGTCTTGGACCTCCAAAACTTGTAGCAATACTTTTACCAAACAAAGTTTTGCCGCTTGTAAACTTGTTTACAGCATTGTCAATCGCTGAATTAATTTTTGAAGAAAATGATGGACTGCTGCCAGAACCGGTTTGTTGAGCCTTAAATTCTGGTATTTTGTTCAAATCATTTTGTTGAACGCCAGTGTACTGAGAATTTTTTTGCTTAAAAATATTGATAACCATGTAATGCGCTTTATCATAATTACCAATATCCAAAGGATATCTAAAAGTATTATCTTTGTTACCTTCAAACAAAGGGGCTAAAGGTCCTCTTCTATTTTGTTCTTTTGATATGGTAATGTCTGACAGACCGAAAAACGCCATGGAAATTCCTTGTTAGTTGACTAGATAGTATTTATGTCAAACAAAGGTAGATTTAGACCGAAAAACCCACAAAAATACAAGGGTGATGCAAACAACATCATCTATCGGTCTACGTGGGAAATAAAGGTAATGAATTATTTAGATGAGAATCCGAACGTCATCTGGTGGGGTTCGGAAGAACTTCCTATTCCATATTTCAGTCCGGTGGACAAGAAAAAACATCGTTACTTTCCGGACTTCATAGCCAAGATGCGTAAGGCTGATGGTACGGTCATGACTTATGTGATTGAGGTCAAACCAGAGAAACAGACAAAGCCACCTACACAAAAGCGCAAAACCAAAACATATCTGCAAGAAGCCATCACATACGAAGTCAACAAAGCCAAGTGGCACGCTGCTACCGAATTCTGTAAAGATCATGGCTGGCAGTTTCAGATTTTGACTGAAAAGCACTTAGGCATCAGATAAATATAAGATGGCGAAACGACTAATTGATAGAATTAAGGAATCCCTTGCTAAGTCAGGATATGCTCCACGTTCACGTGAAGCACGTGCGTGGCTAAAGTCCAAAGTTCCGTCACTCAGACCCACTAAAGGTGAGTTGATGCGTGATCGTGAACGATTTAAAAATCAGTCTATCATAGGTCGTATGTACTTTTATTATTATGATCCAAAGACGAAAGATTCGTTGCCATATTACGACAGGTTCCCATTGGT